AGCGATAGTCGGCGGCGTAGTGGATGAGTTGGAAAAGGAGAAGGGGTTGGTTTTGGATGAGGCCAGCCCCTATCACTTGATGTTTGTTGTAGACTATGTTACATGGCGATACCAAAGTCGGGATAAGGATACAGGTATGCCCCGGCATTTGCAATACCGGTTGCATAATCTTTATATCCATGCGGGAGGCGGTTAGACATGACTTATGACCATGAGCTGATCCTGATTACGGAGACGATCACGGAGGATTCTGTCGGCAATCAGATCGCCACGGAGAGCGAGACGGTGATCTTGTGCGGCCGCAAGTCGGTAACCCGCAGCGAGTTTTATAATGCCGCCGTGTCTGGGCTAAAGCCGCAAGAGGTTTTTGTGATCCATGGCTATGAGTATACCGGTCAGGCAAAAGTCAAATTTGCCGGAGCAAAATATAACGTTATCCGCAGCTACGCCGTAGATTTTGAGGAGACTGAGTTGGTTTGTGAGCAGGTGATCGCTAATGGCTGATCAAATTAACATTGAGGATCTGGCTACGGAGATTAATAAGGCGCTGTCTACTTACGCTAAGGATGTTGTAGAGAAAATTGACCTATCCAGTGAGCGAATTACTAAAGAGGCGGTTAAAAAGCTTAAAGCCACGAGCCCCAAAAAGACTGGCAAGTACGCAAAATCCTGGGCAAAAAAGACCGACAAAAATATAGGGCAGCCGGCGGCACATACGGTCTATAACAAAGAGGGTTGGTTGACCCACCTCCTTGAGCACGGTCACGCCAAAAAAGGCGGCGGGAGAGTTGAAGCTATTCCCCACATCCGGCCAGCCGAAGAAGACGTGATCAGCGAATTTGTTAAAGAGGTTGAGGAGGCGATCAGAAGTGCAGGAGGCTGAGTTACTTGCCTTACTTAAAACTACCGGGCTGCCGGTAGCCTACCATGCGTTTAAAAAGACGCCATCTTTGCCTTACCTGGTCTATCTTTTTTCCTACTCCGACAATTTCGGGGCAGACAATAAAGTCTATAGCAAAGCCGACGCTTACCAG